TGCAAACGACGCCCGCGCCTGCCGCCACGTCAGCGTCTGAGATGGCGATTGAAACATTTCCCAACCGCCGACCAGTGTGGCGACATAAGGCGCGCCGTCGTCGTATCCGGTGCGGTCCATCTGCATGATGCGGCCCGTCTGCGTGCCAAAGAAGGCGTCGCCACGCAGGCGCAGCCAGCACATAGCATCCCAGCCGGTGAAGCGTGCCCACGCGCCGGTCGCGGCGTTGGTGACGAGACACTTGTGCTTGCCGGGGAGGTCACCGGGCAGCGTCGTGAATACGCCGCCATACTCGTCCCACTTGCAGAACGTCCACGGGTGGTCGCGCTTGTCGATCGCCTCGCTGCGCCACATCAGGTTGATATTGCGGCTGATGGCGGCCAGCTCCAGCTCGGCACGGTCCTTGGTAATGGCAGCCGATACCGGCAGCACGCCGTCGATCGTCGCCACCAGCACGTCGCCGCCGATCGCTAAGTGCGCGTTCATGCCCAGCGGCGGCGACATCGTGAAGCGGCCCTCCTGCCGCCAGTTGGCGGCGCTGGATGGATCACCGCCCGTGAATACGATGATCTCGCCGAGATCCGTCATGAAGATCAACTTGTCGTCGACGCCGTCTCCTGCGTCGATCGACCATGTGCAGCAGAACAGCAGCCTGCCGCCCTTGGTCGCCGCGCCTGACAGCGGGATCTGCAACAGCGCGCCGCCGATCGCATTGAGCGGCAGGTACCATGCGTTCATCGAATTGCGCTCGATGAAGAAGAAGCGGTTGCGGTACTTGCAGACGTAGACGAGGCCGCCGCCGTTCTCGACGGGCGTCCCTGTCGGTCCCGTGATCTTCGACGGCAGGCCAGCGCCGGGGACGTAGGCGGCGTCCATCACCTCCCACGCCGTGCCGTTGAAGCGCAGCGGGGGATCGCCCGCGTCATTGACGGCAATCAGCCAGTCGTCGGCGGCATTCGACATCTGCGCTGCGGCGTAGTTGCCTGACGTGCGCCCTGTCGCGACGGCGACTGCGGGCACGGTCGTCACGTCGTAGACCTTGGTTGCGTTGCAGGCGAACATGAAGTGCTCGTTCGCTCCCGTGACGTACTGGAACGAGGAAATCACGGGCGTCGTCTCTGGCAGCTGGCACCACTCGGTGCAGCCGCCGCGCAGTGACACGCCGCGCAGCGTCGGCTTCCAGTTGTCGCAGACCAGCGCCGCGCCGGGCTGCATGAAGGCCTCGTTCTCGTTCAGCACGAGGCCGCGCGTCGGCGCGGGCAGCGTGATGGTATCGAGCTTCTGTGCGACCTGTGCAGGCACCGCGACGCGCTTGAAGGACTGGTACTGGCTCATGGCACCATCCCCGGCACATAGATGGTGTGGGACTGTGCCACCAGTTTGGTGTGGGCCGAGATCGGCTTGCGGTCGATCAGGATCGGCGCTGGCGCGTCGTGGCCCATGGCGACAGTGAGGGCGTCACCGAAGGTCGACATATCCTCGGCGTAGCTTGAGCCCTTCTGCGCCTTCCACTGGTAGATCATCGCGAGTTTTAACAGTCGCTCGTCGAGCCTGAACTCGTCGAGGTCGGCCATGAATACGTCGCCGTAGCCGCCGCTCGCCAGCTTGACGCAATTTTTGTCGATGTAGAAGAAGCTGGATGTCTCGCCGACGTCGAGTATCGGGTGGATGTACATGCCGCCGCCCGACAGCATCCACTCGCCGGGCGAGGAGATGGCGTTGCCCATGCGACGCTGCACCCACTCGTCGTGGTCGCTGATGAAGCGCATCGGCTGCGATGGATTGCCGGAACGCCAGACATTCGACGTCAGCATCAGCCGCTTGTAGTTTGCGGGTAAGGCGAAGAAGGCCTTTATGCCGTCACCTGTAGCCCCGGCAGTGGCGCGCAACGTAACCCAGTCACGCTGGTCGTAGGCGATGCGCTGCGCCATCTCGTTGGCGGTAGACAGCATCTCCTGCATCGTCCTGTTGCCGGTGATGTTGGAGAACACACTCTGCGGCAAGGTTACGCCAACCGCCGCACATACATCCCGAACTACACTAAGTAATGTCAAAACGCCCTCCATCGTGTTATAGAGAGCGCAGCCGCGCAGCGTCTCACCGCTGCACGGCCACTTGCAACCGAGAACATAGGAGTGTTCACGATGCCGCAGCTACGTATAGCAACTCCCCGAAGCAAATACTCCGCCCATAAGGCTGATGCGAAAAGACGCGGCATCGCGTTCGAATTGACGTTTGAGGAGTGGCTAAAGATCTGGGAGACATCTGGACACTTCGAAGATCGCGGGAGGCGCGCTAACCAATACCATATGGCGCGCCACGGTGATCGGGGTCCGTATGCTGTCGACAACGTAAAAATAATCACCGCCAGCCAGAATGCGGCAGAGGGTAAGGGCTCTAAAGGATGGAGGTACCCACCTAGATCAGTGGAGCACAGGAAAAAACTAAGCGGAGCAAACACCGGCAACAAACCGTCAGCAGAAACCCTACTGAAACTGTCAGCAATCCGCAGAGGGAAGAAAATGAACCTCTCCCCAGAAGAAAGACTTAGAAGATCAGAAGCCATTACCGCCCTCAACAATTCCGGTATCCACAGGGCCAAACAGGTTGCAGGTCGCTGGCCCTGTGGTCGTTTGCGCTAGGCTACCTTTTCCGGTCGACAGTCCATCGCCATGCGGATCAGCGTTCTCTTGTTCATGCCGTTGAAGTTACCCATCGGGGCTTGGCCGGTGTTTGTGGCTATGAACTCGCGGAGCTGGTCGAGCGACATCTCCTCGAATTGATCCTCGGCGCTCTGCGGGCGGTTCTTCTTCGCTTGCAGATCTTCCTCGAGGATGGCGTTGCGCGCCTTCAGAGCCTCCAGCTCCGCCATCATCTTCATGTTCGGCGCTGACGATCGTCCCTCCTCGATGTACTCCGTAGCGGCGTTCTTCATGTCGCGACCGTTAGGGCCAAGGTTCTTCAGCTCGGCACCCTCGATCGCCGCGAGTTGCTCGACGGTGTAGACGTTCTGCGCCCGCAGCTCGGCACGGCGGCCTTCAGTCAGGAACGTGGCGTGCTCGAGCGGCGTGCCGCTCTTGGTCTGCGTCGCGTGCGACTTGAACTGGCGGTACTGGTGCGGGAAGCGTTCGGCGTAGCTCTGCTTGGTCTGCCTGCCGGTGAAGGGGTCGTCGACCCAGCGTGCGAATGCCGTTGCCGGAAATACTTTGACATCCTTGGAGCCGGGCGCGCGGATCTCGCACACCTCGATGTCGTCGTAGATCGGTCGACCAGCCTCCAGTGACTTGATTTCGTTTTGTTGAGCGAGATGTTTGAACAGGACGACGAGAACATCGTCGGGGTCGCGTTGAGCAGCCATAGGTGATCCTTCCTTCGTTGAATTGGTCCGGGGCCGCCTTCGCGGAAGGAAGGCTTACAACCTACACGTTAGCGGCCCCGGCTTCTCTCTGTTACGCGGCTGGGCGTATCAGGAGCCCGGTACGCTGTCGTACAAACGCCAGTTAAACAGCGGATTTGTCATAGTTAATTCACCCATCCAGCCAATAAACTGGGCGATCGCGTCCTTGTCGATCGGCATCTGACCATCGCCTTCGAAAAGTTTATCGAAGTTACGATTGGGGTGGTACCTCAACCTAAGGCTGTCGGTGTTGATGCCGAACGTGGTATTCGACGGCATGTTGCTGCCGATACCGCCGTCAAGCACGATCTCCGCGCGCTTGCCGCCGCCGATGTATTCGAGCGCCGAGAAGCCGAGCGTGCCGAGTGACGTGTTCGATTGCTGGCGCTGGATGGCGACAGTCGCCGCGTCATACGCCGCGTAGTGCTCCGGCGACATGATGAGCAGGTCGGCGTAGTCGCGGCCACGCGAACGCTGCGTCATGATGGTGTTGAGCATGGGGCGGATGGTGGTCGAGCTGACTTGCGTCGAGCCCGCCATGAACGAGTGCGCGTCGAACGTCGACGTGCGCCAGATCGTTACGGCGTTACGGTCAATGCCGCCATAAGTGCCTGCGTTGGTGATGATCGGAATAGCAGTCGCCAAGCCGGTGATCTGCTTGTTACCGTTCGCCGCGCCATCCGAGTAGATGCCAGCGTCCATGGCATCCTCGAGCGAGCGTTCTGCTGCCGCGAGATAACTTTCAAACACGTCGAGGATCTGGCTCTCACCCTCGTTGTTGAGGATCTCCTGCAAGGACAGGATGATCGGCACCACAACCATCTTCGGCGAATACACAGCGTCGTTGAACAGATCGATCGCCGGATTGAGCAGCTGATCGTAGCCTGAGTACCACTGCGCGGATTGCTTGCCGATCTGCAAAGTCTGGCGAATGAACGGACCAGAGTAGGTCTGCCACAGACCCTTCCTTTTCATGACCGCAAGCAATGCGTTGTTGTTTGAGACGAGGTCTTGATAGCCTGACGATCGATCTTCGACCGCCATCGACAGTATCTGCTGATATGCAGCAGCCGTTGTTACGTTGGGCATGATGCCACTCCATAGGGTTCAGATCAGGCGCGCCCTTGAACACGGTTCATGGCGTTCTGGAGCGCGGAGCGAGGGGTTGGACTGGCATCCTTCGGTCGCCTCGACGCTCCGTTTGAGGGAGCCACGTCGGGGTTGCCGCTGATTGACCTGTCCGTGGGCCGGGTCTGAGCCGATGGGGTGCGGGTCTGAGCCGCGTGGGAGGCTGGTCGGAGCAACTCAGCCCTTTGATACGCCTGGTCGAGCGGGAAGCCGAGACGTAGCTCGCGCTCGATCAAGTCTCCGAGTTCATCAAACCGTGGATGCGCCTCGGCGAACTGGTCGACGGCGCTCCGGGTCCGAGTGAAGTGCTGGGCATACTGCATCTGTTGGTTCTGTCTTTCAAGGGCAGTAACCTTTTGATACAGGCTGCCGATCTGGTGCTGGGCCGCCGTCTGCCGGTTGCCCTGCTGGATCTGCTGGAGCTGCTCCGGGGACTGGCTCAGGACATGGTATGCCACGTCGCGCAGCCCGATCCGCCGCCCGGTCTGGGGGTCGGTCAGGCCAAGGTTGTGGATGATGGTGTCGAGGCCTGCAATCGGATCTTGGCGCAGCTTGGCCTCGATGCCGACGTAGTTGCTGACGGCGGCCTGTAGCGTCGTGCCCTGCTCCCGCGCCATGCGGTCGAAGTGCGCGATCGGCTTGTAAGCCTCTGCGATGCCTTGATATTGCTGCGCCGCCTTCTCGTACTCGTTGCGCATGCGGTGGACTTCACCCCTCACCGTCTCGGGGGTGTTTGCCCAATCCCGCTTGCCATGCTCCGCCATGCGTGACGGCGGCTCGGGGAAGGGTTCATGCGGCTCCAGCTTCTTGTAGGGCTGGCCGGGCTTGGCCGCGTCTGGCCGCACTTGGCCGTCATTGGCCGCACTTTCCGCTTGACGCGGCGCAAACCTCCCACGATCGCGTGGCTGCGCCTGCGACTGCTCATCTGGCCGCTTTTTGAGGTCGAGCTTCGGCGTCTCCTCGGGCGGATTATTGTGTCCCGGCTTGGCTTTAGCCTCCGGCTGCGCGGGCTTCTCGGCTGGCTTGGTCTTGGGCGGGTTAGCCGCCCGGTCGTAGGCCGCCTTGAGCGCCTCCGCCCGGCTTGGCGTGCGGTGCTCGGAGCCCTTGTGGTCGGTGACCGGCGCTGGCGGAGCCTGTGACCCAACCGGGTTCGGGCTGTTGACCGGGTTCTGGTTGATGGGCACCTCATTCGAGGCGGGCGCGGGTGATGATGGCGCGGCACTGGGCGGCGCGACGGTGACGTCTGTCATGATGCCTTCTCCTAGGTTCTGATCTTCTCGACGGCCTTCTTGATGGAGGCTCGCCTTGCTTCACCGGCTGCCCGACTGCCAGCGTTCTTGGGCTTTGGCTTCAGCTTCTCGTTACCAACCTCGACCAGCCCCAGCGCGCGCCCGGTGGCGCGGAAGGCCCGCTTTGAGGTGTAGAACTTGCCGTCGACCTGCTCGGTCGGCTCCATGTTGTCGGAGATGACGAAAGGCAGCGGCATGTTTTCGGCTCGCCGGTTTTCCTTGACAGGCCGCTTGACCCGCCACCTGTTCGGTCCGACCTCCTCCAGCTCGATCGTCATACAGCCCACCCCTGTGCGTACCCAGTCGGGACCGCGCCACTGAATGCGGCGTTGCCAAAGTTGGTGGTGGCGATGCAGCCGGTAGCACTGAAGGTACTGATCGGGATCATGGTCCCGGCAGGAATAGCAATGCCGCCTATACCCGCCGCAGGATCCTGCAAGCCGATTGCCTGACCGTTCCAGTTGCCAGATGGTGATACCCGGAACCAGATCTTGCGGGCAGTAAGATCAACCGCAACGCCAAGGATGTCGCCCGCAGCCCGGTTGCCAAGCGTAAAACCGGAATTGCCGTTGTTGACGAAGATCTGGCAGCTCGACGTTTGCGGGAAAACGCCACAGCCACCAGTCGCGTTAGAATTGCCAAAATTCACGAATGACGATGCTGTAGTTGCGACACCAATCGATGTGTTGAAGCTGCCGCCGATGAATGTCGTGAAGGTGCATTCGAAGTAATGCTTGCCGGTTGTCTTGCCCGATACGTTTGCAACCCTCGCACCCTGATCCCCTGATGATCCGCCCGTCGTTGTGACGGTGCGATTGCTGTTCGACAGCGTGACGTTGGTCGACGTTGCGCCATCCCACGCCACCGCTGAGAACGGGATAACGGGCGGAGGATAGTCGGCAACCGTGCTGAACGTCACCGGAAGTCCACCGCTTGCCACCTTCGTGATAGCAATGCCCCTGCCAGCAAAGGCTTCCGTAACCGGAAGCCCCAACTTGGGGAAGGTTGCCGTCACGTCGATAACAGGCAGGCCGCCAGAGGCGACCGTCACCACTGGCGTTGCCATTTGCTACTTTCCCTTCTTGCTTCGCGTCGTGGGGGCCTCATTGAACGTGAAGTCGACCTCGTTGGACTTCTCCGGTCCATTCACCACCGACACCTTCACGACATCTGGCCCGTGCCACATATCCATGTTGATGCCGGTCGACAGCCTGCCATCCTCGCCGAGTGTCGTCGGCTCGTTCTGCCCGGCGAACACGATCACACTGTCCCGGAAAAAGTTCTCCCCGGTTACATACAGCGTGGTGCTGGCGTCGCCGATCGTTAACTCGGTCGGCGTGATCGAGCTGATCGACGGTTTTGGCACTTCAACGCCAGCAGGCAGTGGCAGTGCTACTGTCTGTGGCTCGTTGATGCTCGCAGTGTAAGGAAACGGTTGTGCGTCGCTCATTTCTTTTCCACCTTCTTTGTTTCCTTGTTGAGGTCGTCGTAGCGTGCATCTTCGAAACGCGCCCCAATCGGGTTCTCTGGCTTCATCAGGCCGGTCGGCGCGACGCCACCTTGCGGCATGCCGAGACTGGCGGGGTCGACGATCGGCCCCGGAAGGTCGCCACGCTTGCCGCTCGGAATAGCCGGGTTGACGTTGTCGCGTGTCAGCTGCCCCGGTCGACCGCTGGGATCTTCCGCCTTGGTCTTTTCGAGAAACAGCGGATCTTCCCGCCGCATCTTCTCGATCGCGGCGTCATCGGGCCGCTGATCCATTGGCTTGGTCGCTGGTACTTTTTCGTTGATTGTCATGGACGTTCTCCTCTTGGGCGCGGCATGATCGCCGCGCCCTGATAACGCGCGAGAACAGATTATGTCCAAGTGATCGTGCGGGTCGACGGCACTGCGACACCGCCCAGCTTGACGTCGACCGGCCACGTCCCGGCCTCACGCTTCTTGTTGATCGTCGCCGTGATCGACGTCGCGCTGACGAAGGTCGTCGTCTGCTCGACATTGTTGACCCAGATCCGACAGCCCGGAACGAAGGCGGTGCCCGTGCACGTCAGTAGCGTCGTGCCAGCGCCTGACACGGCGGAGCCAACGGTGAGAGATGCAAACGCCGGATTGGTCGTCGGCGACAGGCTCGAGGCATGCGAGGCATTCGGGTTGACTGGGACGCCAGCATTCGCCGATGACGGCGTGGGTAGTGTCAGGCCCGTGCTGTAGGCCTTCGACGTGTCCATCGTGCCGACAACGTAGGTGTGGCTAATGTTGCCGGGATTGGTGACCGACAGCTCGCTGCCCGCGCCTTCGTGCGGGATGCTGGTTGAGGCGGGGACGACGCCGCCCGTTGCGCCGGGATAGGTATTCTCAGTACCGCCAGCGGTGCCAGCAGTGCCTGACGCCAGTGCCGCAGTGTTGGCGGCAAACGTGCCGACAGGACCAGCCGCGCCGTCATCAAAGTAGGGCGGCGGCGCGCTGTCGAACTTGGTATTGTCCAACCAGTCGGCGTAGGTCGCCTTGGTGTAGTTAGGCACGTTGGGCGGCGTTGCGCCCGTGCAGCTCATGTTGGTCGGCGGGGTCGGCGAGGGCGGCGTAACAGTCAGGGCGGATTGGGCCATCTCAAGTCTCCTTGGTTACCAGCGGTTGGGAAGAATGATCACTCGACGCCCCATGTTGAGCACGCCGGGCTGTATTATCGGTTCGGTAGGTTCTCTTGTAGCAGTCAGTATAGCCATCCTTCCTGTCACGACGATCGTGCCAGTCGTTGCCTCCAGTACATGGTCGTGGATTGGCGGGATGACGGTGAGAACGAGGTTCGCCGTCTGTCCCGTCAGTACGATCGCGCCAGCTGTCGCTGCCAGTCGCTGACCAACAGATGACCTGAGGGTCACCAACTGACCCGTCAGGACGATAGAGCCTGACTGCGCCTGTAATCTCGACGATACCTTGAGTGCGACCGTCTGCGGCGAGAGAACGATTGCGCCCGGTTGCGCCGTAATCTGCTGCTTGAGGCTGGTACGCAGGCTGACCGTCTGCGGTGCCAGAACGATCGAGCCGACACCGGCTGTAATGCCGTGACCTACGCGCAGCCCAGCCGTTTTCGGCGCGAGCAAGATCGAGCCACTGGTAGCGGCGACTGCTAGATCGCCATCCCAGTGAGCCTGACCCCACTTGCCTATGCCCCAGCGTTCGGGGACTGGCGGCGGTACATAGGTCATTCACAATCCGGCTCTTTCAGTCGTTTCAAAAGATCAATCGCGTTTTGTGACGCAGCCGGATGGTCCTTGTACATGGTTTCATGCACCATCCAGTCTAGCGCCTTTAGCAAAGCCGCAATTTTCTCTGCGTCACTCATGCAACTGTGAACACTCCGTTGGTCGGATCAGCGTCGAACGTGAACGTATCGGTGTCGGCAAGCGTGATGCTCGCCGCGTTGTCGTAGAAGCCGCACAGCTTGTTGCCCGCACTGCTGTTGTAGAGGATGACGTAGCGGAACGGTCCGATGCCGCCCGCTGTCGCCGTGAATACGTTGTCGGCCAGCACCAGCTTGAAGATGCCGCCCGATGTTGTCGCCGACGACACGACGGGCGTGTTGCCGCCAGTCGGATAGCCGTTTGCAGCCGCTGGCGGCGGCGCGTCTGTGGCGTTCCACGTCGTGTGCGTCGCAGCGTTCGGCGCGGAGTTGGTCAGCGCGAGCTTGTAGACGCACGTCGTGAGATTGTGCCCGCCCTTCGATATTTCATCGATGAAGCTGTTGTATTTGGTGAAAGCTGCGACGGGCATTAGTCGTCCTCTCGCTTGTCTTGCCGGGCCAGAGCGCCCATCGCTGCGGGTGGTATGGTGAGTAGGGGAGCCTTGCCGCGTATGAAGTTCTTCAATGTCTGCGCTGGCGTCTCGCCGCGCTTCTCGGCGGTCAGCTTGACGCGATCCTCAAAGAACCGCAGGAACGGCTTGCTCTCATCTGACGCCAGTCCGGTGATCTTGCCGCCACCAACCCACGCCGACGCCTGCGTCTGCGCTGGCGTGAGGCCCAACTCCTTGCCCAGCGACTTGTAGTAATTTTCCATTGCGCCGTACTCGTTAGCCTTCGGCTGGGCCTGCCACCAAGCGGCGCGCGCAGCGGCGTCGTCCATTGAGATCTGCTTGTCCGCCAGCATCTTCTGGATGTTCTGCTTCGGCGCGTCCTTACTGACCTGAAATGCTGTTTCCAGAAAGCGCGGATCGCGGCCAAGGATTGCAGGAAGCCTAAATGCGTGCGTGTCGATCGTCGCCGGGCTCTGGTTGCCAACGAGGTTTTCCACAAATGACGCTGGCTTCGGATTGTTCAGCGGATCCCACCCAGCCCCAGCCACGCGCTCCGCGTTCATCTGGTGCAGGCGTTGCGCCATGTGTCCGTAAGGCTGCGGGTTCCTGTCGCCAACCGCAGGCATTGGCTCACCACTCATCGCGCGCCCGTAGTAGTAGGAAGCGTTACGCACGTTGGTGCCAACGTCAGACCGTGGCGATGTCGCCGCGACGAGGTCCATGTACTTGCGGAAGGCAGCGTCACCGCCAGAGCCCAGCTCGGCGTTGAAGGCTTCACGCAATGGCTCGGCGTTGTACCAGTTTGCCCCGCCCATCCTGCGGCCTTCCTCGACGACATCGAGCATCTTGCTGCGGACTGCCGGGTCGGTCGTGATGTCGAGTGTTCGCTGCGGTACCCCTCGTGGCGGCACGTTACGCGGCAAATCAACCTGCGGGACGTTTGGTACCTTGTGGAGCTGTGAATAGTCGAACATATCGACGCTTGGTTCCGCTCGGAGGAGATCTCCCATCCTGCTGGTGTCGCGACCTGTCGGCGACTTGATCTTGGTCGCCAGTCCGCCACCAGAGACGCCCATCGCAGCGTCCATGCCGCGCCCAAGGTCGCCCTCGGTGATGTTCAGGTACGGGCTGATCCTCGATGGGTAGACGACAGTCTCGTCACGCGGCGGAGCTGGTGCGCCCCACGCCTCGACGGCGCGGTTGACGAAGCCGATGCCCGGCGAGAATTGGCCGCCTGATGGGATCAGGGGCTGCCCGACATCTGGCAGCGCCGCTAGATCCGCGAGATCTCCCATGCGTGGCATCAGACTGGTCCCGTCCTCGGCTTGTTCATTGCCGCCATCTGCTTTTGCTGCGCCGCCTGCGCGTTGCTCTGCATCTTGGCCCGCGCGATCTGCATCGCCATCTCGGACTTCTGCTGCGTCGCCCGCACGTCGGCGTCCTTCTTGATCATCTCCATCTGGTGCACCTCGCGATCGTGCGCCTGCTCCTGACTGGCCTCGACCATCTGCGCCTGCCGGTCGCCTTGCTTGGCAGCCATCTCGGCCATCTTGATCTTCATCTCGTTGTCCAGCTCCCACTGCTTGTGCTGGTCCTTTTGCAGCAGCTCGACACGCTTGAACTGTGCGCTCTGGTCGAGCTTGGCCTTCTCGGTCTGCTGCTTCATCTGCTCGATCTGGATCTGCACCTTGCCCTTCGCCGTCTCCGGATCGTCGCCCTGCGGCTGCTCGCCCTTGGCCTTGAATTGCTCGATCA